ACAATTCATACATAAGCTTCTTTAATACTAGCCTATCTGGGGGCTAGTACGTCTGATCTACTAACTTTTTCTTCTACGTCTCTGGTATAAGCAGTGTCATGTAAATAACGTGGGTCATTCATAGCAGCTTCTACTTCCTGAACTGAACGATATACATCAGTAGATTGCTGAGATAATCGTCCATCTATTAAAGATGGTTCATACCCTTCTTGCTGTTGCATAGCAAAGTACATGGATTGAAGGGCATTCCTAGCTCTAGTAAAATCTCCGCTATTAACTTCTTTGTTATATAGCTGGATTTCTTTAGAATCTAAATTATCCTGTGCCCATTTACCTAAAGCTTCTAAGCCTTGTTCACCTCCAATACTTTCGAGTATTACATTTTCATCAGCTTCACTAAGAGGCTGCTGTTCAACACCACCTACAATATCTCCCGCCTGAACGTCTTGATCTTCTGATTCATACTGCGTATCTTGCGGTCCCTCCTCAGTTTTCTCTTGGCTACCAAGTTTCTTTTCAAGTTCTTGGTAAGCCTGTAGAAGATCTTCAGGGGTTTTAAACTTTCCACCAAGAAGCTCTTGCGCTTCCTCTTGTGGATCTTTACCCTCAAGGATCGCTTGATCTTGTTCATTGTATGCAGGAGTCTCCTCAGGGAAAGCTCCTCCAGCAGTGTTAATTTCCATAGTTAGCCAATACGAACTGATAAGTCAGGATAGATGCTAACTCTTTTTTTGGCTTTAATAGCATTTCTATAAAGCTCATAAGTCTGAGGCTTCTCTTCTTTTAACTGTTCTATAAGAAGATCTAACTTAGTTTTAGGCTCTTCCTTAACGGGTGGTTTAATATCAACCTCTGGTTTAGATACCGCCTTCTGGGGCTGCGGTTTCTTGGTCTGTCCTGATAGCGTCATTTTCAGCTTGTAGTAATTGGGCTTGTTTCGCAGGATCATTATTAGGATCTTGCGCTGCAGCCTGTTGTTGCATCATCATAGCCGATTGTTGTTCTTCTTCCATTAGTTGCTCTTCAGACTTGATTAGCTTGTAAGTATCAAGACCATCGGACGCTGCCAATCTAGTTATTAGTTCTCTGTTATTTACAAACTTGGCCATACCTTCTGGACCAATAGTTTGAGACAGAGTTGTAACAAACTCAATCAACTTAGCTTTATCGTTACCCCTACCAAGAGCATCTAGACCTGTTGTAATACGTGGAGTAACTATATTTTTAGGTAGCTTAGGAAGACTTCCACTCTTCTCCATAAGAGCCATCTTTCTATTAACTAAAGGTAGCTGTAATTCAACAGAAAGTATAGAATATACACCGCCTAACCCGCTCTCCAACTCATTGGCGACCATTCTGATTTCTTCCGCTGTAACTCTGTCCCGTCCTTGAGCACCAGCTTGTATTGCACTATTAAGTAAGAAAGCAAAGCTTAATCTCTGTTCAATTCTTGCAATCGTATTTAAGGCAACCGTAAGGTCTGCCTGCTTTTGCATTTGTAGCGGTGCTACATCATTAGGATTGCCAGCCACAATGCTACCATTAGCAGCTCTAGCCAGCGAATCGGGTCGTGTAGTTCCATTTGGGTTACATAAGAAAATTATCTTAGCCGCTGCAGCTGAACCTTCGACTATGGCTTTTGAGAGATACTCTAAAGATTTGAGATCGCCTAGTAGTTCTTCGCAGAAGCTACGTCCGTAGGCTTCATGTGCTACACGGTAAAGCCTCAATGGAATCCAAGGTGCTTTCTCTATAGGTACTGAACCTTCTTTACCTACTCTTTTCCCGTAAGCCTCCTGATGCCAATTACATCTATTCTTATCATAATCCCAAACAATATAGGTGTATAAGAAAACAGTTTTATCTAAAAAACCTCCTTCTGCTTTCTTCGGTGCTATTCCTTCTGGTAATACTTCAGGGTTAACCTCTTCTCTAACAACAACTTCAAGGATATTACCTTCTGGATCTCTATTAAGTACAAAAGATTTGAGAGGATAAACTCTAGTACCTTTTTCTGTTACATAAAGTAAAGCATTACCACCAATTATTAAGTGTTTTAAAGCTTCAAAGAGTGCAGTACGATCTCCAGATTCTTCAATGTTACGCATCACTGCACGTTCCATTAAAGATAACTGCTGTTCAAACTCAGACTGTACGTCTTTAAAATTATCTAATTCTTTTTGTAGTTTTATATCATCTACAGATAATCTGAAAAAAGCTTGGTTTGGTGGTAGCAGTGCAATTAAAAGTTTAGCTGCTAAGTTATTAACACCTCTAGCTCCTAGTCCCTGGTATGTAGTAGTTATCTTGTTATATACCTGTTTACCTGAACTCCTATCGTTATCTGTAATAAGAGTAGGCAACGTGTATTTACTGCACTCAATAGCACGATCTAAATACAAACTTTTTTCAGGCTCTAGAAATTGGTATCTAGATTCTGCTGTTCCTCTATACATTTGTTCCCATACCAGTTGATGAGCTACCAGGATCGCCAGTACCTCCAGTACCTAAACCTGAATCCATACTCAGTTTAGTTCTCATACTTTCCGGAGTACCACGTTTAGCTGTTCGCCTAGTTTTACCCACAGGAGATCCTTTTTGATTTCTAGCTATAGCAGATTGTAGCTGTTGTTGATGAATCATTAAGTTTGACTGCGCCTGCTGTTGCTGCATTTGCAGTTTAGATTGTTGAGTTGCCTGTTCAGCTGCTGTAACTGAAGCTGCTGTAGCGGCTCTACTTGTTTCAATCTGTGTTTGGAATTGTTTAGCTCTTTGTGCAGCATCTTGTTGCATCTGAGCTATTTGAGCTTGAGCTGAAGTTCTAGCTTGAGCCGTACGTTCTCTTGATGCAGCAGCAGCCTTTCTAGCATTATCGGCTGCTACTCTTGATTGATATATAGATGCACCAGCGACTAAAGCGCCAGCGATCATAGTGCCTGTAATTACGACCATTTATAGCCCTCAGTTGTACTTGGTTTCTTCTTGTAGTTTAAACTGTTCTTTCAAATGACGTACAACCGCCACCTGTCCAGCAGTAAACCAAATAAGTTTCTCTTCCATACTAATATCTGGAGCCTGATCTGGATAGACTTCCTCTAGATATTTGATTATATCCTCAGTAATAGGAGGTATCATTTATCCAATAAGAAGCTTACCTGCTTTATCTCTTACACCCTTAGTTTTACCTTTAGCTGAACCAGGTTTACCAGTACCTCCTACACCCGTTGGTCCTTTAACTATTGTTGAAGCTACACCTGGAGCCTTAGCTGTCTTCTGATTTTGAAGGGCTTTCTTAGCAGCTGCAGCCTTCTTAGCATCTGCAGCTACTTTCTCAGCTTGTAGTCTAGACTTAGTTGCTGCAGTCTGTCTGGTGGCATAAGCAACGTTACGTTTACCTGATATCTCAGCTTCTCTTTGACTTTTAGCAGCTGCAGTTTGCTCACCTAAAGCCTTTGAAACTTGAGCTTCTCCTTCTTTTCTTTGTGTTTCATAAGCAGACTTACGTGAAGCTATGTTGGCTTCAGTTTCTTTAGTTACTCTGTCAAACTCTGCTTGAGAAGCTTTGGCTTGAGCTATTTCTCTTTCAGCTTCCCTTCTAGCTTCTTTTTCTCTTCTAGTTTGACCTGTTATGTCTCTAATAGGTTTAGTAACAGCTCTTACTATCCTTCTAAAAGTTCTACCAATCCTCCATTCAAAGAAAGTTTTTGCTAGATCTACTTCTTCCTCTTCCTTTTCATGGAAATCGTCTACCTCTGCGTAAGCATAAGCAAAGTCATAGGGATTAAATAATCTATCAAACCAGTTTTTGTTACGCATAGCTAGGTAAATCGCAGTTAGAAGTCTCAAAAAAGGCAGGCATCCTAGATCTTCGAGTATCAGAAAGACCCTCTGCCTTTCCAGCATACATCAGATTATCACTCTGATCTAACCAGAACTGCTTGTTAAGATAACGGTCTTCAGAATTACCTAAAGGCTGTAGTACCCAGTTAATTGTGGCTTTCCTTAGTTTATCTAAGGATGGGCTAGGAGTCCAACCCTTCTCTTTACATACCAACGAATGACCTGATACGTGAACTGTTTCATCACGGCTGATATCCGCTGATGTCACACGCATCCCAGTGTCTCCATTGAATCTGAAGAAAGGAAGTAACACAAAAAAGATTGCTTTTTCTATTACAACTGCCTTTAAAACTGTGTGATCAGGGTGAGCATCCCAAGCAGCTTGAAGTCTATGAGCTTCAGCTTCAGCTTTCTCATCTACACCGTGAGCTTCAGCGATGTAGTTAAGAGCGATGTCGTGCTTGTCTTCATCCTTAACGTTAGAGATTAAAAGATCTCTAGCTAATTCAGGTATCTCACCAATAGCTGAGTTGATGAACTCCCCTACTGGTAATTCAAGATGCCTTATAGCTAGAGCACGTTTAAGTGTCTCTTCTGCACCTTCTCTGACTTCACCTTTAGTCACCTTTACAGGTGTCCAAGTTCTCTTCCTTTCAAGAAGCTGTTGGTATGGATGTTTTCTCATCATTCTGCACAATCACAAGTAGGGGCTGCTGTTTCGCTAAGTATTTCACTCAGATACTCGTCAACATCTGTATCGCCTAAGGCTGAATACACATCTGTTTTATCTTGCGTATCTGGTTGTACCTGTAAAGAATAGTATAGACTTTTTAGCGGTGAATTTAACCATCTAGCCATAAAATGTCTATCCATTTTTACCATATCTGACCACCAATTCATAGAAATTGCATGGGCCATACCAGTCTTATCCATCATTACTTGCCATTCAGCATTTAATTCAAAGAAAGTATCCCAACCTACTTCTTGTGCAATCTCACACTTCGGATGGAACTGATAACTGTGGACACCAAGAGTAGAACTATCACGATCTATTTCTCTACTGATTGGTGGGGCTATTTCAGGTGACGTTGTATAACCTTCTCTGTCTGTATAACGATAAGCACAGGATGCGGTAGGAGCTATGGTGAATGCTCTAGACATTCCATATCGTTTGGCTACCTTAGCTGCTTCCTGATACCCAACCTCCAAAGCAACAACTATTGCATGAGCCATAGTTAAACCTGCAGGAGGTTCAGTATGTGGATGTAGATTTCTATACCTTAAAGCTGATACAAAAGCTTGATAAGATACTCCTTCAATAGCTAAAAGATTAGATAAACCTAATACTCCTAAACCTACTTGCTTATCTTTTCTCTGGTAAATACCTGAGGATTCCACACCTGTTTGCTGGTAAAGCGCACATAGAAACTCCATACCATGCACAAAAGCACTAGGTATGTCACTAATAGATTTAGTACCAGCCAAATTTATATGACTTAAGAGACAAGTATCTCTGGACTTAATTAAAATCTCTTGACATACATTGTGATAAATTCTTTCACCCTCATTGTCGTATTGCTTCTTAACAATCCAAATGTCACCTTTACTTGCACCATCCATGATGGCTTTTAAAACAGTTGGTTTGTTGATTACGTCATGGTCAACATTGACGCAACGCTTAACCCAAGGTATTCGACTGCGATCATAATTAATAAACTCAAGAATATCGTCATGTTCCCAGTCGCAATGAATGCAAATCGCACCGTTACGGTATGTGCCGCCCCTGCGTAGAACTTCATTGAACTTGCTATAGATCTCCATGAATCCGCATGGACCTGATGCGACCATCCCATACTTATTCTTAGTACCTTTAGGACGTAACTTACTTAAGTGAATAGCTACACCTGCCCCATAGCGCAATGCTTTAGAAGCAAACAAGAAACTGGCTTCAATACCATCCTCATGCTCATCCATTGTGTCTTCCACAACGAATACAGTGCATGACTGTGGATAACGTCTTGTTGGTTCTTTCAACCAAGTTTCAACCCTACCTGTAACAGCTAGCGATGGTGTGAATTGTTCTAGTAGAGATGGTGGTTCCTTGAGTTTCATAGATCCCCTAAATAAGGTGGTACGTAATTTTTACCTTTTTGAACTTTGCCATCTTTA